TGATGTCTTTATCTAATATCAACTCATCATCTCCATTCATAGCTTCTGCGCTGTCAGGGTTTTGCTCGTCCCAAATGTTTTGCATAAACTGCTGAAGTCGAGAGTGCTTTCTCCAAACGAAACCGTGAACAGTTGGCTCGTACTTATCTGAATAGACTTTGTCAAAGTCAGGTTGTTTCATCTGTCCACTTTGCTTATCTCTTATATGTGCATATTGGTCTAGTCCCATTGTCTTTCCTTTGTTCGTTGTTAATCCTAATGTCTTATCATATCCCACCGATAAGTCAAATAAAAAAACCCTAGAACTTTTACCAGCAAAAGCATCTGGTGCCAGCTCCTGTGTACTTTAGAATGATTCTAAACAAGTCTTTTCCTCACGAGAACGAGCGAGAGCTTCACAGAACTCCTGTGGCTGCCAGTGCCAGTATCCCCAGCAGGGGCAGCATGAGATTAGGCCACATTACTACGAGGAGCACGAGGAACGCAATCACGCGATCCTCCATCCGTCAGTGACGAAAACATCACCGCGAATGTCCTGTATGTTTTCCAGCTGCGTGTGTAATCCTTCAGCTATTAACTGGCGTGCTTTCTCGTTAGTCTTGAACGAGCTGTTAAATAATCCTTCTTCATTGCATATCATTTCCTTGAGCTTCTCCCCACCAGGCAGCGCAGGCGATGCTGCAGGCATGGCTGCGTTTACAATCTCTATCGGTCCCTTAACGAGCGCTTGCATTTCTTTCAGTTCTTTTATTCTTCCTTCTATCACGGTTACCGTGCCGTCGTCCTTTATCACATGTGTCTTCATTGTTTATCCTTTAGTTCGTTGTTAATAGGCCAAGTTCAGAGGGTGATGCCCAGACCATACCTGTGCATTTAATACTATTGTATGTCTCGTCCACTGACTTGACCACGGACCGCACTGAAGTTTACGGTTTGCACCTACCTCCTAACATGCGGCCCTGAATGTATATAAGACCAGATGGGATATAAGTCAAGCAAAAAGTTCAGGTACACATTCGTACCGAAAGCTCTGGCTGCCAGCTCCTGATGGCTGCTAATGGTATTACTTCATTACCATACTCCTTTCCTCAAACGAGAACGAGCTACCAGCTCTGACCAGATCCAGATGCTTGTGCTGCAGGGGGGTATTCATTACCGATCCGTTGAACGAGAACGAGGATTCCTGAACGAGAGTACGCTGCCAGGAGATCCTGAAGGGGGCTCAACGGAAAACAATGATATAAAAGTTGGCCCCCGAGAACGAGGATACACGAGAATCAGAGTTCTTTAAAGTCCTCTGACGTTACGCTGCCTGAGCCCTGTATTAGTTCTTCCTGTATCCGTTGTTCTTCGTCACAAGAACGAGAACGAGCTTCAGGATCCAGCTGCATGAGCTGCCAGATGGCATCCTGGACCAGTGGCCATTGTACGGGAAACGAGAACGAGGCACGAGGTTTCAGTAAACGAGGGTCACGGATAACGGACAACGGTCTGTACAGTTTCAAACTCTTCTCCAAGAGGGTCTCATTGCAGATAATAACTATACCACCGTGTTTGATTCGTTTGTTTATCCAACTAATTTGCCATTTAGATAGCTTCGGATATCCAACTCTGTCCGATTTAAGTTCCACCCAAAACTCTTTACCACTCCAACATCCGTTAATATCAGGAATACCATTGATAGTATTAGATTCTACACGAATAAAATGAGGTTTTGTGATGTGTTTTTTAATTCTTTGCCAGAGCTTAGACTCACGCTTTTTCATAAATTATTCAGATCGGTTTAACACTCTTTCCATCTTTGTTACGCTAGATCTAAGTAGTACATTCCTGTCGGAGAACACAGCCGATTCTTCATCATAAGACGCAAATGTCCAAACATATTTATTGTTTTTATCAAAGATAAATGCATAAGTTATCATCTTTGCAGGCTTAAGTTTTTTAACTTCACTGGCTTCTGCATGCCCAGCATCTCCGCAAGGGTCAAGCCAATATATTCTGTAGTAATAATATTTCTTATCACCAACGACAGCTTGTTTATATTTACTTTTCTTCCGTCTTAACATTGATTTTACCTAAATTAATATTGATATCTGTGTTGTGCACCTCATTGAATACTGTAATGAAAGATGTCCAATTATTACTTTTCAGGTAGTTCTTTTGTCTCTGGCTTAACTTCGATCGTTTTGGCGTTAAATCCATCGATCTTGTTTGAAAGCTCTGTGAGTTTCTTTTCAAGCTCTGCACGTGACATACCCTCCAATCCTGATACTTTTACTTCTTTCTTATCTACATATAAACCAGCTAGTTGGCCTGATCTAAACTCTGCATTAATAGCTGATGCATATTGCTTATCTGCAAATGCATTGTCAGCATATTTTTCTAATCTTTTGTATCTACGTAGTCTATCCTTCTCATATTTAGCTCTAGCTTTTTCAAGCTGTTGATCCAAATATTTAACTACGTGTGGATTGTGTCGTCTTAAAGTTAATCTACTACCTATGTCAGAAAAGTTCTTATCATTCTTTGCTTCATATCCAGCTCTTTTACAAGCTTCGGCTTTTGTAATCTCGCCCCAATTAGCTACAAGTATGTCTACAAACTTCCTTTGCTTTGGAGTCAGATCGTCTATTGTTCTTAATGCTTTTGCTTTAAGAGCCATTAGTTATCCCTTGCTTTGCTAAATCTTTTTTTCAAATAAGCACCAGCTGTATCTTCTATTTTAGTTTGGTACTTCTTAATGTTTCTAGCACCTCTTTTTAATGATGCTTGAATATTTCTAGGTAATTTTCTAGTGCTGTCTCCAACATGACTTAAGGCCTTACCAATCATTTGTGCTTTTTGGTTTTTAACATCTAACTTCTTTAAACCTTTTAAAAAAGTTTTATTACTTGGAGTATTTCCTGGGCCTGAGCTATACATTTTATTAATTTTACTCATCATGTCGCCCTTAAGTTTTTTATAAATATCTGATTTCATAAAAGATTTTACAGCTTTACCACCAGTGCCTCTAATTAACCCGCCTGCTAAATATTTACCTGATTTCATTAATATGTCCTTGGTAGTTTGTTTTTATAAGTTTGTAATTTATTTATGTCATTCATAGTCAAACCTTTAGGATTAATTATACCCTTTTGGCCTTGTGTTTGAATAGCAGTAGCCATATCTAGTTTAGCACCAGCTCTTTTATTTTTAGAAAGTTTAGGTTGTAATTTTGTTAGTTTAGAAATAGATCTACCACTTTCTTTCATATATTTTTTAGTAGCATATTTGATACCAGCTGTAAGTAATCCACCTAATAGTTTTTTTACAGGTTTTTTATTCATTTCTTTTTCTTTCTTTTAAATAATTTTTTCTGTGCTTTTCTTATACTTACACTATCTAAACCAATCAAGTCTTTCACACTGTCTTGAAATCTTGCTGTAGTGCTTTGCCCATATGGGCCACCCAATGATATCATAGTTTTTGAAGATAGATTACTATTACTAATAGAATAAGTCCTACCACTCAATGTGCTTTTTTGAAGGGATTGATTTTTTATAGGTACTGGGCCTTTAGAGCTTTTACCACCAGCGTGAATATTGTACTTATCCAAGCTTTTAGTTGTTTTTCTTGCAGCTCTTTCACGGGCTTTTTTCTTACCATAAGCTATGCCAGCTTTTATGAGTGTTCTTGCGACCATAAATTCTATTATATAGATTATTTTAACCCCCGACTACTATACCCAAATCAACATTTTTACACTACGCAAGGAAATATTGATATTGTGGTGTATCTAGATACACCACGGATACACCATCAGATACACCACTAAATCGTCTAGAAGTGTTGATATACAACAATAATAATCATCAGATACACCAGATACACCACTTTAGGGTCGTGATTAAAAAAAGTGCATAGGGGTCTAGATAATCTATATAGTAGAAAATTAAACCCCTACACATCTAGGTTGTATTATTTACGCATTATGCATTACCCCCTAATAATCTAATACCCGCATTTGTTTGATTTTCAACCAGACAATGATATAATTCTGGTGTTTATATATAATATCTCAAGGCCGTGTAGGGAGACTGAAGCGGCCTTTTTCCGTTGTCCGTTATCCATTTATACTATATACATAACACCTATGGGGTTACCCTTTTGGCATTTTTTCCCAGAGTTGTTTTAAGCTAGGTAACCCCTTACAAATTATGTCTGATACAAAATTTTTCTTATTGATGTTTTTTAGCTGTGTAGCTTTATGGGGCTGGGTTTTTTTCGGCTAATTTTATGAAACAAATTAATTAACCTATACCATTCCTTCTTAAATTTAGGATCTTTAGTTCGCCAGTAACTCCTACTAGCTTCATCTATTTTAAAGGAAAGTGCTGTACGTGCCATATAACAAAAATCCCCAAACCACGGATAATGCAAAATAAACGGTTCTAGCCCAGTTTATTCTAAACATTGTACAAATTTCTTTTCTAATGCTCATCAAAAGGTCCCTTATAATTACAAATAAATCCTACCACTCTTTTTTTATCATAATAATGAAAAGATCTCTGTCCAAACAGTGGTGTTTTTTTTACAGTCATTTTTACATTCTTTTCATACCACGTGTAACAGCTTTCGTAAATAGTTATGTCATAAGTTTCTACCTTATTAGAAGATACTAAAATCAACAAACTAATAACTATTTCTTTCATGTCTTCTTCTTATCTTTTAAGTTTAATTTATAACGAATCTGATCGATTCTTTCCTTAATAGTACGTCTTTCTTCTTTCGTATCTACTCCTCGATATTTTTTATATTCGTTTTTATATTCAATCCAATAACATTGAATTTCAGTAAAAACAATCACCTTATTCTTTAAACACCATTTATATCTTTCATGTACATGGTCAGCGTCTAAATTGGCTAAATCACATATAGTTTTAAAATCATTACTATTACTTAAAAACCACTCATGAGCATCTTTTTTATTATAAGCCTCGTTCTTACCACCTAAAGTGTATAAGCAATCCTCAAACGCTTGAATCACTATAGCTTGGAAAAGTCTATGCTGTGATGTATCAGGGGTTTTTAATATTTCTGTCGCAATATTAGTGCCCATAATCTTTAATAAGTTGTTTGAGTAACTCAAGATAAAAAGTCTCCATTTTCTTTTGTCGGAGATCTTTACTTGCTTGGTAGTCTAAGAAAATATCATTCATGAATGCAGTGCGTTCCAATCCACTCATGTCTTTTACATCTTGTAAGCCAGCATCTCTTACACGATCAAATATACTCATCTGCATAACCACCAGTTTTGGAAAGACAATGATATGGATATAGTAACTGGTGGCTACACATTCTTAACTAAGGATAATCCCAACCTTTTTGCAGTTTGTTTTCGTCCTTGTCGCCAAGCTCTGTCAGTTTTATCTAAAAACTGTAAACTAAAGTTCCCCATTCCAAAATCATTACCATTGTAAAGCTGAAACATTATAGATGTTAGTTCATCATAGGTTTTTTTGTTAGGACTTATCATCACTAATTTTTCTAAACCCTGATCAAACACATCACTTAATGGTTTTCGCTTTATTTCTTCCAAAACAATCTCCTTAATTATTAATAAAAAAAGGTTTGTTCGCTGTTCGGTAATTTAAGTAGTTAGAAACCTCTACTTTTCATTAGGTTATGAGGAATACATCTTTGTTTAACAAATGGTAGACACAAGATCAAGTATTAATTTGTGTCTACCACCCAATATGTAGTTATTTGCCGTTTAATTTTTTTTCGCCTTGGGCCAACAGCTCAGCCTTAAGCTTTTCTACTGATTTACCAGTCTTTTTAGCTATTATCTTAAGTTCGGAGTCTGCTAATTTTGCAATCATTGCCCCTGGTCTTCTAAAACCTTTTGCACCCATAGCTGTAACTATTTTATAGGTATCTATGTCTACAGCTACACTTTTCCATTTGCTCGTGTCCATATTTTATACTCCCTTTTTGTTTTACAATTAGTGTTCATGAGTCTCCAATGTTCATCAATAAAATGCTCATGGAAAGATCTATGGTTACCTTTTCTATTGAGCAATCTATTCATCGCATTAACTCTTCTACTTACCCAATCAGTTGCAGTTTGCTTTTGTGACATTGTCTTCGCTCCCTTTTTCAATAAACCACACATAAGACCACTCGGTGCTATGTGGTGTACATTTTTTACCTAACTTAACTGAATATGTAGAACAACCTGTTAAGATTGCTGCTACAAATATTATCATTATTGTTTTCATTTTTCTCCTAGTAAAGAATTCCATACACCAATAAACCAATCAAAAATAAAAATATTTTTGGTGGTAAGGCTATACAGAGTCCCATTAATACAAAATAACCAAATTGTTTCATCATCGGTGGTTATCTCCCGATGCTTTCTCTAGATCCTGCTCATAAGTTCTACATTCGATCTCATCTCTAACTAGATCTGTAGCTAACCATTGATTGACAGGATATACAGGGGCAACATACACATCTACTTTTGTTGATGCCAATCGTTCTCTTTGATCTTTAAAGTGTTCTGAGTCATCACTTGTGACTGCACCTGTTTGATCGTGTGTATGTGTTTTGCTTAGGATTTCATCCATTTGTAAAACCCATTTTTTAAAGAGGTGTGAGCTTGATTTAAGTTTTAGTTCATCCATGCTGTCCTCCAATCTTCAAACTTATCTAATATAATATCAAATAAAGAATAAA